AAGGAGATTGTGATATTCCCACAATATTAATTGGCCTGAAAGTAGCCCTTGAAAAAGTTTTACCAGTCGGTAGCGTGAGGGGGTAAGTAGGCATTATCTAAACACCCTTGGGTTTCTATTCCTTTTATCCACCATTGCTGCTATCGCTTCTTCCTTAAAGCGTGGGAGCAAGTTCTGCATTTCAGAACGGACGGTTTGTGATACTCCGGTTTCAATCATAATGTTTTGAATTACTGTTACTCCTGGCTCTTCTTGTTGTGCTTGTACTCTTGTTTTTATATCGACTTGTTCACCGGGGCTTAGATTCAAAGGCACAAACTGGCTGTCTGCACCGCCAACCCCGCCAACCGTAAAGGTGCCTCCATGTTGTGCAGCAGCAGCACCAGCAGCTCCACCAAAGAAAATCGATGCGGCAATTCCAACTACCTGAAGAATATTACCTAGTCCTCCATCTCCCCCTCCTCCTCCCCCTGACAAACTGTTTAAAATTTCAGTAAGCTTAGTTTGTAAGAAGTTTAATGATGCATCGAAAACACTTAATAATCCATCACCTAAAAAGTTCAAGGAGTTTGAAAAACCAGTCGAAATATCATTAACAAGTCCCTCCATAAAATTACCAAAACGAGTCCATATACTATCTGTCTTTTCTGCAACTTTATCAGTCACTTCCTCCATTACAACCCCCCACTGAGCTATAATTACCTCAACTTCCTCTGTTGCTCCTACCTTACCAAAAAGTTTATTCATAGCCTCTTCAGTTGCTATACCAGCAAATTGGTCACCTTCCTTTGTTGCTCCTACCTTACCAAAAAGTTTATTCATAGCCTCTTCAGTCGCTATACCAGCAAATTGGTCACCCCCTTCTGGCCCTTGCCCACACACACAGGCCATCATTCTTTTTATATCAGCTCCCAATCCACCACCAGCACCTGCACCACCAACACCTTCAGTACCAACGGCACTCGGATTGGTTATAAAGACATCAAGAGCATTCTTAGTTCTGTTAACATCTGAAAGATCAGCTTTGCCAACAGGTGGCTTCTTGGGAGGTCCAAAGAAGCCAGGGAAGACTTGTTTAGCCAACCCAGTTATAAAGTCAAGTGCTTTCTGTTTAAGAGGGTCAATAATTCCAAGTTGGATAACATCATTAAGAACATCTTCTAAAAATCCTCTTAATCTATCTTTAAGTTTCTTAGCCCTATCCTCAGCATCAGTAAATAAATCAAAGAGACTATCCCCCATACCTTTAAACATGGTATCAATATTATCTCGTACAGCTCCCATAATCTCGGCTTGTTTTTTAAGCTCTTCATTCGATCTAGCAACAGCCTCCGCCAATGCTAGTTCAGCCCGTGCCCCCTTATCAGTTAACTTAGCCCCTCTTTCCAAGAGTTCATCTCTCTTCTTGAGGATTGCCAATTGGATGTTATATTCCTTTTCATTGATGGCCAACACGCTATTAAGAAGACCATACTCAGTCGCCTGTTCTTTTATTGTAATTCGAAGTTGATCCTGTTTTGCAAGACTTATATTTATGAGCTTAAGTTTCGACTGGGCCATGACATTTTCACGTATGGCATCAGCCTTCTTTTGCAAAAGGTCGTTCAATGGTTTTGTAAGCTCAGCTTCACTTTTATTTAAACGAATACCTTCTGCTATCTCCCTATTTAAAATTTCCTGTTCAGCAGCTAACCCTCTTCGAGCAGCACCAGAAAATTTAAGAAGGTCTCCTTGCTCTTCAAGAGCAATGGTCTCTAATTTAAGATTATCCTTAAATAATTTTAATGGGTCTCTTTTATCAACTGCTTCAAGTTCATCCTTCATTCTCCTTAGCTGAGCACCAAACTCATTTGCTCCAACTCCAGCAGCCTCAGCAACATCTGCAAAAGCCTTGGTGTTCGTTAATGAAAGATTCAGAAGTTTATTGATAACTTCAAATTGTATTGATAATTCTTTTTGTGAGTCAATATATGGGATAAGGGCTGCTCTCGCATTCCTAAAACTTTCAGATAGCCCAGGTACATCTATATTATTAGCTCTTGCAACGTCTCCAGCCTCAGCAAGTCTCTTATTCCCTTTAGCAAGGGCTTCATTAAATACTTTAATTTCCCCAGTTACCCCTGCATATTGTTCTTGAAGTTCTTTTAGCTCTGCCCGAAATTCTTTAGTTCCCTTAGTTGCTTCTAAAAGCATCAAAGTTCCAGCAGGATCAATTTTATTTGTGTTTGGTCCAAATTCAGTTTCTAGCCCTAAAGGACTAAGAAGATCCCCGGCTGTAGTTCTTGTTGGTTTTCTTCTTGGTGGAGGAATCACTTTACTTTGTAATGCATCAATTTGACTCTTCAACATTTTGGCCCTTAATGCCATTCCTCCTATGGCATCTTTAACACCTTCCATATCTCTTTTTAATTTTATTGAATTGAATGCACCGCCAGTTTTAGCCAACTCTTTATTAAGTCCTTCAATAGCTGTAGTCAGACCTTTTGTCTTTGAAAAAGCAGAAATGGCAAACGCTCCAACTGCGGCAATAGCCCCAGCTATCAAAAATATTGGGTTAATTCTGATAGCAAGTGCCAAAGCAGCAAACCTTATCGCCAATAACTTCACAGCAGCAGCAGCGGCACCTAGACTGAGGATTAATTTTCCAAGGGCAAGGGTTCCAAGAACTACTGCAACTTCTTTGATGTTTCTAACCAAAAAACCAAGACCTTTTATCAAATTCCCAAAGATAGAATTTAAGGCTTCTCCAAATGCAGTCGCCGCACTAAATCGATCATCTAATTCTTTGATTGACTTATTAAGGTCATCAATAAAATCCTTAACTGTATCAACCAGGCCACCCATTACCCCAGCTTTTTCAAAGAATACTGTAATCCTTTCTGATAAGGTATCAAAAGATCCGGACAAGGTCAACAGTGCCGCTGCGGACGCCCCCTTACCAACCTGTTCAATCTTTCCCATGACAATGTTTTGGGCTTCAAGCAATCTACCAACATCAATCAATTCTTTGATAAGAGCCTTTTCTGCGATGGTAAAGTTAATCATCTTTCTTCGAAGTAATTCAATATTTTGGAGTGGGTTTTCTAAAGCCCGACCAAATTGGATTGCATTTTGTTTCAAATCCCCAAGGCCAAGATCTGCAAAGTCCTGAGCCGATTTAAAAGCCCTTAGAAATACCTCTCCTGAAACTTTTGTCGTAGCAGTCAAAGCAATAATTGCATCTCGGGCTTCAACTGTACTAGCCAAAGTATCATCAGCTAGGGTCTCAGCCATTGTATTTAATTCTTTAGCTGTAAATCCAGCAGCCTTACCAGTAGCCCGTACCCGGTTCTCCATGACCTGAAGCTGTTGCTGGAATTTAGCTCCATCCCTAATAGCCCTAGTAGCAGCAGCACCAAGAGCGATAAAAGCGCCGACAAGAGCAGCTATGACAATCGTATTCTTATTGGCTATAGCTGTAATAGCAGTCAGCCTTGAAGCAACCCCTGAAAGGGGGCCGAGGGCAACTTGGACAGACTTAGACAAGTCCGTCATTACCCCGCCAAGCTCTTTGGTCTTCTTTCCAACAGCTCCACTATTTACACCAAGTTTTTTCAACGCTGCTGCATATTTTGTAGCTGATATTTGTCCTTTATTAAATTTTGAATCTAATTCTTCAACTGCCCTTTTTATTCTATCATGACCAGCACCAACCTTAGTAAAAGATTGTCCAAGTCTATTCATTGCCGTCGAATATTTGGCAGAGCTTAAAGCCCCTGTACTAAACAAAGCTTCTGTTGCTTTTAATCGTGCTGCAAGGCCACCAAGGCCACCACCAGCCCCAAGGTTCTTTGCTTCCTGCCTCAACTTCTCAAATTGACGTCTCGCCCCTTCCATTGCCTTGTCTTGTTTGGAAATTTGGGCCTTGATTTTATCAGCCGACTTTGAAACTTCTTCTGCGGACTTCTTAGAACTAGAGCCCATCTTCTTAAAACCAGAATCCATTTTTTTAAGGGAGACATCTAATTTCTTGGACATATTATCCAAGGACTTGACCATATTATTTATGGCCTTGACGACACCATCAAGACCTTTGGTATTGGCTTTGACTGTTAGTTCTAAAGTGCCAAGGTCTTGTTTAGCCATTAACGTCTCCGTGGACTCTTCGCCTTTGCCTTCTCTTCCGCCTTCTTATACGCCTTTTCTTTTTCATCGTTCATAATTTTATAGTAGGCGTTCCATTCAATGAGCTCAGCATGGGGACAACTCTCTTCCACTTCCCAAGCAAACTTACTCAATTTTTCAGCGACGAAGAAGACTAGTTGTCTTCGTCCGTCGTCTCTAAGTTTTTTTCCGCATCCTCTATGTTAGTTCCTGACAATCTAGCAAATGCTTCTTGGAACTTGATGATCCATTCACCGCTTGGCATAGACAGGATACCATCAAAATCTTCTTTGTCGAAGACTTTCACCTGTTCACCAGGGACATAGGTATGTGCGATAATGAGGTTGGCAAGGCGGGCTCGGCCCTCCTCACTGTCAGCAAGATCAATGATCTCTCTGACCGATGGTTGTCTTACTTCAACCATCATTCCAAACATTTCTATCTTCTCTCGTGAGAAGTTGGCAGATGAGAAAACAGCCGCACGAATAGCGTCACGGCTTGAGGTTTCTTTGACTTCTTTCAGGGGTTCTTTTGCCATGGGATTCTCTCCTTTAGGCGTTAAGGTTTAACGCTTCATTTACTCGTTATATTTCACCCCAACCGAATGAAGCTGCGGTAGAGGAGTCAAGTTCGAAAGTTACATCAGCAGTCTCTAGGGTAGCAACGTCACCAGAACGCGCATCACTAGAAACCATAAAGAACCCTCGGGCGGCTAAGGTACCACTCCCTGGTTTAATTTCAACCATTGAAACTGCATTAACATCATTGATGAGCTCCCAAAAGTCAGCATCAACATCAGCCCATCTGGTAATTGACAAAGATACATCTTTAATAGCTACTGCTTTAGAACGCCAACCCGTAGAACTAAAATCAGTATCATCCACCAACTCTCGTGATGCTGACAAAGTATAGCTATTTGCACCAGCCACATTCGTCATTGGCATATATGTACCAGTAACAGTCACTGGTTCATCTTGGGTCGAAGTGAATGTTACACTTCCAAATAAAAAGTCAACAGTGTATTGAGTAGAAGCTACAGTTGTCCCATCGTCCAAGGCGGTAAGAACGGTTGTTCTATCCCAAACACGTTTTGTTGCATCACTGATACGATAAGTATTTGCTACCGTGGAGTTCGTAGTACATGCTTCCGCTGTCATAGCAGTAGGAGTGCCAGACTTCTTAACCGTTGTTAGATAACCAGCTTGAGCCATAACTCAACTCCTTTAAGTAACCAAAACTTAGACAGTGGTCATCGCTGCTGTAGCTGGCTGCAATGATACATCAACAGTTTCTAATCCACCAACTTCACCACTGTTAGTGAAATTCTCAATAAAAGCCGTCCCTTGATAACCATTGGAACCATCTGGAAGATATCTAACATCAATTCTAGTGGCATTTAAAAAGGAGTTCCTGAGGAGAGTGAGAGTAGTGTTAGAAGCATCCCAAAAAATTGTAGCCGTAACATTCCAATCACGAAGACCTTGGGCTCTACTTCTCCAACCTGTGCTGATAAAGTCGGTATCCTCCAAAAGCTCCGCCCCTAAAGTTAGTGACGAAGTATTGGCTGATAAAGCCCCCCAAGTAGAACCAACCGTCGTCTTAATCTGAATTGATTTTTCGTAACCAACTTGTGACATGCGACACTCCTCACAAAAGACTTATAAGGTAGTCATCGACGCCGTAGCTGGCTGCAACGATACGTCAATAGTTTCCAGCCCACCAACATCACCACTATTGGTAAAGTTCTCAACGTAAGCCGTCCCTTGGTACCCATTAATACCATCGGGAAGATATCTAACATCGAGTTTAGTGGCGTTTAGAAAAGCTGAACGAAGTTTTGCCACACTAGGGTCAGTCGAACCCCAAAAGACTGTTGCCGTGACACTCCAATCTCTCAACCCTTGCGCCCGACTCCTCCAACCTGTACTAAGGAAATCGGTATCATCCAGAAGCTCCGCTCCCAAAGTCAACGACGACGTATTAGCTGCCATAGCTGTATATTGAGCGGTGGTCTCAGCCGTCGTCTTAATCAGAATCGACTTTTGATATCCTACTTGGCTCACGGTCTAACTCCTCGCAAAAGAAAAAGCCCAGCGACACGGAACATCCGCGTCAAGCTTGGGCCTTGGTTCTTCCACTACCCTCTACGAAGGAGGCTTAATCGTCTCTTCCTTACGGATGAGAAAGATTTTACCTTCCTTCATTTCAAATATTACTCTACCGTAAAACTTTCGATCTCGCAATCCCTCAACGAGATTGAAAAGCCACCCGGTAGGTTCAGTAAAAGAAGCAGCGGACGCATCTGTCGAACCAGTAGTCACTACAATGCCGTCCTATTTGTTCCAACATCAGGTTCACGGAAAGCGCGAAAGTTTAAAGTCAGAATAGGCCGATCGCTTTCATCATTTGTAATGTGGTTAATATCACCAAGAGCGATGACACCCACATAGTAAGTTGCGTTGATCGTCTGTGCAGGTAGTCCCAACAACGCATCCATGCAAGCCCTTGCCTTATCATATGCAACTTGATAACCGTTGGGCGATCCACGTACCCTGATTTGAACAGACGGCTCATCAATAATCCATTTTGGGTT